ATTTGTAAGAGAAAACAATAATAAAGCTATTAATGTTGAACACTCTAACCAAATGGTTAAAGCATATATTCAAGAGCATTGGATTGTAGAAAATTCTATGTATGATAAGTCTAAAATGTATGGTTTTGATTTACCAGTTGGAACTTGGTTCGTTTCTGTTAAAATTGAAGATAGTGACTTTTGGAATAACGATGTTCAACAATTAAATAAAAAAGGATTTAGTATTGAAGGTATTTTAGGACAACAATTAGTTCATATGAGTGAAGATATATCTATGGAAGATGTAATAGATACATTAACAGAAGAAGAAATTGAGTGGATGTTCTCTACTGATAAAATTTCTTTTGATTATCATGGCGTTCTAACCACTGATAAAGGAAAAGCATTAGCTAAACAAATGATTGATAATGGCAATGATGTGTATATTGTTACTAATGCTGATAAAGCATCTACGGCACCACTTATTGAAGCGGTTGCGAAAGAAATAGGTATACCAAATAATAATATAGAATATGCTAATGGTGATAAAATTAGTATGTTAAATAAATTAGGTATAACAAAACATTATGATAATGATCCAAAGATTGTTGATGATGTAAATAAAGAAGGCTTAACAGCAACACTATTTAAATAATGACTGAAATAGATTTAATTAAGAAATATGAAGGTTGTAAATTACAGGCATATTTATGTCCTGCTAAAATACCTACTATTGGATATGGTGCTACATTTTATGCTGATGGAACAAAAGTTAAAATTGGTGATACTATTACACAAAAACAAGCTGATGAATTATTAACTATTATAGTAAAGAAATTTGCTGATGGTGTTGATAAATTGGTTAAAACTAATATAACGGCTAATATGAGAGCAAGTTTAATATCACTTGCATATAATATAGGCATTGGTAATTTTAGTGACTCTACTGTATTAAAAAAAGTAAATATAAATCCAAATGATACAACCATTGCTAATAATTTTAGAGCCTGGAATAAAGGTGGTGGTAAGGTTCTTACCGGTTTAGAAAATCGTAGAGAAGAAGAAGCACAAAATTTTTTTAAATAAACTTATTATTTTTGAGGCAAAACCAAAAAAATAAATACAAACAATATATATGAGTATGAATAGAATACAAATCTTAAATGAAATTAAGGCACAATTCAAGAAAATGATGTTCGCTGAGGAATTCGCTAATCTAACAACACCTTATACTACTACTGATGGTAAAAACATTATAGTAATGGGTGAAGATTTAACCGAAGGTGTAGAGATTTATCAAGTTGATGACAATAATGTTCAGAGTCCTTTGGAAAATGGAGATTATACACTTCAAGATGGTAGATTATTTACTGTAACAGATAATATCGTTAGTTCAGTAACAGCACCAGACCCTGCACAAGCAACTGAATCACCTGTTGCACCAGCAAAAATGGAAATGGGTGATGGTATGCCAGACGGTCAATTAAATTCAGGTGGAGAAACACCAGAAGATGTAATTGCTGAGGGTGAAGTTGAATCAAGAATTAGCGCATTGGAACAACAAGTTCAAGAATTAATGCAAATGTTACAAGGCACTATGACACAGACAGAAAAAATGATGAGTTCTCACATTGAAATGTCTGAAACGGTAAAGAAGATTGCTTCTGAGCCAGATGGTAAAAAAGTAACTACTGGTAAAAAATTAATCCAGGACAATCAAACAATTTCTAATTTCTCAATGGATGAGATTAGAGAAATAGGAAAAAGAATGAACTCTGTAAAAGGAATTTAATCTATAAAAAAACAAATAAATAAAATGGCAAGTATTAACTTAACTAACCTTATTGATTATGTAAATCAATTAAATCCTGAAATACAAAGAGAAGCTGTATTAAAAGGTAGATTTGTAGATCAAATCTCACAAATGCCTGGTATTAAAAATGCTGAGGTAATAAATGCAATCAGATCTAAATTGGTATTAACAGCACCAACTTGTGGTACTGTATTGAGCCCAACTGGATCGGTTACACCATTCCAAAACACTTTAACTGTATGTGAATTAGCTTCACAAGAAGTTCTTTGTGTTTCTGATTTTGAAAATAAATACTACGGTATGTATGCTAAATTAGGTTCATATAATGAAGATGTAACTGAAGCTTTCTCTAAAGTTTATGCTGCTGATAAAATTGATAAAATCTCTGCACAAATTGAAGATACATTAATAGCTGCTTCTACAACTGGTACATTCAGTTCAACAGCTACTACTTTATGTAATGGTCTTTTACACACATTAATTTTAACTTCGGCTTCGGCTTCTGTTATTAATTATGCAACAGCTTCTGCTTATTCAGCGGTTACAGCTTATGACATCGTTCAAAAAATGGTTGATAACATACCAACAGCAATTTTCAACGAAAATGACTTAACATTGTTTATGTCTTATCCAGACTTTAGAGCATACATCACTTGCTTAGTAAACAAAAACTGGTATCACTTCAAGGGTGAAGAATCAGTTGGTAATATGTTATTTGAGTTCTATCACCCAGGCACAAATGTTAAACTATCTGCAACAAGAGGTTTAAATGCTGTAACAAACAGTAAACACTATTTCATATTAACACCAGCATCTAACTTATTCTATGGTTATGATGATGCAAGAGACTTTGAAAAGTTCCAGTATTTCTATTCTGAATTAACTGACGCTGTAAACTTTAGAAGTAAATTTAAAATTGGTATAAACGCTGCCTACTATGAATATATAATTTTGGGCCAATCTAACTAATAAAAACATATTATAGAGAGTGGGTTGAAATATACCCACTCAATATAATAAAAAAAATATAACAACTAAAATTATGGCTTGTCTAATAACTTCAGGATACCCTTTACAATGTAGAGATAATAGTGGTGGTATCCAAAACATCTATATTGGTGCGTATAATGGCACTTCTATGGTTCCAACAATTGGCACTGGTGCGTCAGCATCACTTATTACAGCATTTACAGGTGCTACTGTATCATTCTATACATTCAATCAACCACTTGAAACTGCTTCTTTTGAACAGGCTGGTGCGTTCTCAACTGAAAATGGAACTTCAATGTATACCTCTACGGTAACAATGACTATGCAAAAATTAAACAACACTGCAACAGCGTTAATCAATACTTTAGGTCAAGGAACTTGGAGAATTATCGTATTAGACCAAAATGGTTTATATTGGTATATTGGTTTACAAAATGGTGCAAGAGTAGCTTCTGCAACACCTGGAACAGGTAAAGCATTAGGTGACTTAAATGGTGCTGTATTAACTTTTGAAGCAAAAGAACCAGTTGCGGCTTATCAATTATCTACCGCTGCTGCTTTATCAGTAATCACTGCTTAATAAAATAAAGTGGCAATCATAAGGTCAATCTCCAACGACCGTTGCCCAAGAATTAAAGCCACCAAATATAGGTGGCTTTTTTCTTTTTAACAAAAAGAAATCATTTTTTTATATATATGAGTATGAAACTTAAACAAGAATTTATAGACATTTTAATTACCTGTCCTTTTACAGGTAAAGTGATTAATACACTATTTATAGAGACAGAATTATATCCACATTATTTTAATTGTGGATTAGAACATTTCTTTGAGAAAGAAATTAAACCAATTAGTGATTGTAAAACAGAAATAGAATTAGATTTAGACGCCGAATAATGATATACTTAGATATAAATAAACCAAAAGATGTAGTTGTTACCTTAACTGAAAATATAACAATATATAGCGTTACTTATAGCGCTAATCTACCAGCTAATTTTACTTGGGAAATTGAAGATGCTGATACTAATAATAAGTATTTATTCACCAATACAGACACATCACCAGCACCATTTTATTTTAATCAGTTTAACTTTACAGTTATACCTGGTGCAACATATGGTGCCACTGCTGGTATAATACCAGCCAAACAAGGTGTTTATACTTATAGAGTATATCAATCAAAAGAACTTGATTTAAGTATAGGACCAGTTCTATTAGAAACAGGAATTATGAATATAGTAGGAACGCCAACAGCACCAATTACATTTACAGGTTCAACAAATATAATAACATTTAAAAATATATAACCTTATGGAAAATAAACAAAATATGAGTTTCAGTAATTATTTAATGAATAACCAAACTCCACAATATATAGAAAAAAATAATAGAGGTGGTTGGATAGACTGGGGGAAAGATAATCTTTATCCAAACTATTTAATTAGTTTAGTTAATAGATCATCATTACATAACTCAATTATCAATTTAAAAGCTTCTATGATAGGTAGAAATGGATTTATTAATGTTAATTGGGCTCCAGAAACAGTTCAATTTATTAAAAATATGGCTAATAAGGATGACTTAGAAGAAATTTTAGCAAAAATATCTGTTGATATGGCTATTTTTGGTGGATTTTGTCTTAATATAAGATGGTCTAAAGATAGAAGTAAAATTGCTGAAATTAATTATATATCACCAGAGTCAGTAAGAATTGCTGTGCCTGATGAAGATACAAATTATCCTGATAATGAAGATTATTATGTATGTGAAGATTGGAAAAACTGGAAAAAGTTTCCACCTATAAAGTATTCTGGATTTTCTACAATTAATAAAAAAGATGCTTCACAAATACTTTATGTAAAAGAACACCGTTCTTCTAACAACTGGTATCCAGTGCCAGAATATCTTGCTGGTATTAGTTTAATGGAATTAAATTACCAAATTAACGAATATCACCTTCATACAGTTATTAATCAATTCTCACCTTCAATGCATATTAACTTTAACTATCTTCCAAACTCTGATGAAGAAAGAGAACAAATTGTAAGAAGGTTAAAAACAGAATTTCAAGGTGCTAAACAAGCTGGTAATGTAGTTATTACATTTACAGAAAATGCTGCTAATAAACCTACAATAGAACCTATTTTATTAAATGATTCTGATAATAAATTCCAAGAATTAACAAAAGCAATGTTAGATGGTATAGTATCAGCACATACTTTAACAGATAAAAAATTACTTGGTTTAGAAATTAGTGGTGAATTAGGTGGTCATAAGAATGAATTACTTGAATCATTATCTACATTCCAAGCAATGTATGTATCACCAAAGCAACATTTTATAGAAAAGACATTTAACTTTTTAGCAAGAATAAATGGTGTTAGAGATAGACTTATCATAGAAAAATATGATAATAACTTAACACCTGATATGCCAATGAGCGATTTGTTATCATTATTAGAAGCACCAATAACAGCAAAACAAAAAGTAGAGGTATTAGTATCTAAGGGTTATTCAAGACAAGAAGCATTACTTTTAGTGAATGAAGAAAATCCAGTTAAACCAGCAATACCAATACCAGTTGTAACACCAACACAAAACATAACTAACTAAATAAATAATATGGCAACAGTAAGATTTATCAGCGTTGAATACATTACAGATAATACTATTATTGATAGTAATGTTGACGCTACTATGATAACAAAATTCATAGATGAGGCACAAGATATAAATATACAACAAGTAGTTGGTTGGTCATTATATCAAAAATTATTAGCTATTGTAGCTGATGGAACAATTACATCAAATCCAGCTAATTCTAATTATTTAGATTTAATGGTTAATTGGTTACAAAGATGCCAAGCAATGTGGGTTACATTTCATATTCTACCATATTTAAATTATCATTTAACTAACAAATCAGTTAATACAAAGAATAGCACATTTAGTCAACCATCTGGTTTACCTGAATTAACATATTTAAGAGCTGATATTGAAAGTAAGGCACAATTTTATGTAGCAAGAATTAGAGAACAAATTGTTAATAATCCTGGTTTATATCCAGAATACTGGCAAACAAGTGGTATTGATAGAATAAATCCAAAAGCATTGAATTATGTTGGTGGTATGTATTTACCAGGTAGAGTTAAATTACCTATATCAGGTGTTAACATATCTAATGATGGATATGGTTCTTGTCCAGGGGGTGGTTATTTCTAATGAAAATTACAATACAATCAATACCTCATTCTGAACAAAGATATGAAACTTGTGGTGATTGGCTTTTTAATGAGAATGGTGATTTAAATATATGGGTTAGTGAGACTAATAATAATGATTATACATTTTTGGTTGGATTACATGAAGCAATTGAAGCATATTTATGTCTAAAAAGAGGTATTAATGAGGAAGATATAACTAAATTTGATATTGAATTTGAAAAACAAAGAGAAGTTGGTAATACAGATGAACCAGGTGATAATAAATATGCACCATATAGAAAGGAACATTTCTTTGCAACAAATATAGAAAGATTAATCGCTGCTGAATTAAAAGTAGATTGGCAAGATTATGATGATGAAATTAATAAACTATGAATATAAAACTAAGTAAGGAAAATCAGCAAAAGGTTCTTAAATTTATTGAGCAATTAAAAGCTGAAAAGAAAAAACAATCTAAACAAAATGATAAAGTGGATATTAAACCATCTAAGTAGCCTATTTATTGCTACAATTGCTGTATTTACACCAGTAGTGCCGCTACTATTAACAACTGGCTTTTTAATAGCTGTTGATTTTTGCTTTGGTGTCTATAGGGCATATAAAAAAGGTGAAGAAATTACAAGTCGTAAGATGGGTAATACTATATCTAAAATTGTTCTATACAATTTGGCTATATTATCAGTATATTTTTTAGATCATAATGTATTAAATACAGGATTAAACTTAGAAAAAGTAGTTGCTGGTTTAATAGGTATTGTTGAAATTCGTTCAGTAGATGAATCCTTTAAAACTTTATTTGGATTTAGTATTTGGGATAAATTAAAAAATACAATACAAAGAGGTAGTTCATCTACAAAAGATTTAATAGATGAAGTTTCTTCAACAGAGGAAACTAAATAAGATATTGGCTTAGGACCAGTTATACTTATGACCAAGTAGGTATAGTTATATTAGAATTCGCTACTCTGATATAACACAAATTAAAAATGCCTTATGATAATTCATAAGGCATTTTCTATAAAAATAATAAAAACAAGGAAAAATGTAATCAACATTCTTAACTATTATATTATTTTTATTTTTAAAAGTTTAATTATTGTCTAAAATTACCATAATTATCACTACATTTTATGAAGTAAGCACCCTGGTCACCTGTTGACGCAAAGGCATTTGGATCACCGTTGAATATTAATATTCCTTTATTTATTACTTGTAAATAAATTGAATCTATCTTAACGATAGAATTGGATGAATCAATAAAATTGTATTGATATTTATATACTTTTGGTATATTATTAACATCCTTAAATGAACAAGTAACATTACTATTATAAGTAATATCTTTTGGTTTGGTGCAACTAAATAATGTTGCTAATGCGAAGGTAATTAAAATTATTTTTTTCATATTATATATATTAAATTATTTAGTCCTTTTTTTAATATTTAATTTTTTCATACCATTTTTCAATTACCCAATCTTCTAAACTTATTGGTGTTATATCATCACAGCAAACTGCACCATCTTCTTCAAGAATTTCTCTTGTTCTACAATCTAAATAAGCCGCAATTCTATAACAATCATTACCACATTTGGGACAAACATCTGTTGATTGTGTTATTTCTTCCATAAATCCTTCTGTAAAGTTATTATTTAATTCTTCATCATTTAAGTATGGATTACTTGGCACATCATTGTTGTAGTCATATCCATCTTTTAACCATTTTTCACAAGCAATTCTACCTTCGTTATAAGCATTTGCTATTAAATCATCTATTGTTGTCATAATTTTTCTATTTTGTTATTACAAAGATACAAAATATATTTCATTTTAACAAAATATTGTATATATTTATTTTAAAATATATGTTAATGTGATTTTAAGCTATTAAATTTCATAGATAAAGTAAAATTGATATGTGTGTATCAAAATAAATAAAGTGTTTAATTAAACACTTTATTTAAATATAAATTCATAACCTTCTTTTTTTAGAAATACAATATCAGTTTCAGTTAAATGATTAGTATTAAAAACTTTACCATCAAATCTTATTAAAGCATCTTTAAACGCACTTC